GAGTAATCAACAGACTGATCCACATGCACATATTTAATTATGAAAAACATTATTTACATCACAAGTGATAATCCTAAGCAGATATTTAAGTACCAAAATAAAATAAAGGAAAAAACAATCTTAACAATAAAAAACAAACTCAGCCCTCAAAATAAGGGCTGGAACTTGTATTTTATTTATAAATTAACACAAAAATATTATGGCTACATATATTGATGAAGAGGGTAATGAAATTGAAATAGATGCTACCCCTGAAGAGTTGGCAAAATTACCTGAACTCTTAAAAGGTAATGAGAAACTAGAAACTTTGCAAACTGAACATGATGAACTTAAAATTAAATTTTCAGGTTTAGAAAGCAAAGATTTTAATTTTCGTAAGTTTGAAAAAGCTAGTGAGGAAGAAAAAGCCAAGCTAACTGAAAAAATGACTGAGGTTGAAAAGGCTGCTGTTACTAAAATATCAGAACTTGAAACTCAAATAAATAGTGGTAAGAAGGATGAACAGGATGGCTTAAAGGCAAAGGCTATTACTGCCTTATCTGCTGGTGATGAAGAGCTTGGAAAAGAGTTGGAAAAAGCTTATGAGAAATCATTAGAGTTTGGAGGTGAGCCAAAATCACAAGAAGATGTTATTACCAGGATGAATGAGGCTTACAGGTATATTAAGGGTGTTGTTCCTCCTGTTAATGCTTTGAACCAATTTGTTCCTAATACTCCTGTTTTAGAGAAAAAAGATAAGGAAAGGTACACTAATACAGAAAAGGGTAAGTCTATGCTACAAGAGAATTTCCCTCATCTGTACCCTAAAGAAAAGAAAGAGGAAGAGAAAAAATAATAATCATTTTAATTTAATATTTAATAAAACTATATTATGGATAACGAAATAGACAATTTAAGAAAAGAATATAAAGGTAGACATCCTGAAAACAATGAGCCTCTTCCTGCTTGGGATGCGGATGAATTAAGGGTTAAGATTAGTGAATTTAAGACTGTTGAACCTGCTAAAGAAGCTACTGAAGTTGTTAATACTGATACTGGAATGACTGAGGATGATGGTAAGGAAAAGACTTATAAGCTTACAGAAGATCAGTTACAACAGATTATGAGTGGTCAAAGGCCACAAAACATTTTTGAAAGGGATTTAGAGCCAGTAGAAGAAAAAGCTGCTAAGCCAAGAACTTATACTTGTAAGGTTGCTCTTTGGCAAAAAGATGCTGATTCTCCTTTGGGTGTTGTTACTGATTTAAAGACTATTAGACATGATCAAGATCCAATTACAAAACTTCATAATGTTGATATTATAAGAGCTACTATTACTTTTGAGAATGAAAAAACTCATAATTTTGAATTTCCTATTGGGGATCTTATTAAGATATTTACATTAAGAGAAGAAGTTATTATAGTGAAAGAAGAACGTAAGAAAATGAAAATGGATAGAGGTATGGTACATAAGGTTAAGACTGTTAAAGAGGGTGGTATCAATACAAGAATGGCTGGGGAAGTTACTAATGTGATGATACCACTTAGGGAAAGGTTTTTAATACCAATTATCACTATCAAGCGTAGAAATGGGCAAGTTTTAGTTTTACCACCTAGAGTAGTAAATATTTAATGAAGAAAGAATGTACACAACAACAGCTTGATGAACTTTTAGCATTGGGTTACAAAGGAGGTAATACGATTGGAGATTTTATAGAGTTCTTAGGAGATGATTTAATTGCTATTGGTAATCATAAAGATCATTGGTACTTATCCCACATAGTTCCAATTACAGATCCATTATGGGCTGGTGTAAATAAAACAAAAGAAAAGAAAACAATACGAAAAAAACTTATAGATGTCTTATGTAAAGCAGTTAAATATAAAATAACAAACAATAATTATGCCTGATCAAAAAGAAAAAGAAATTGCAACTATCAACAATGAAAAGCATTTGGATCTTATAACTGATAGGGTAACACCTTTGTTGAGAAATTGTCTTATTGAGAACATAAGAACAATGGAAACATCCAATGTTACTACCAGGATTAGATTAATTACAGAACAAGCTTTTGAAAAATTGGAATTTAAAGATCCATTACTTAAGGCTGGATTAAAAGCTTTATTCCTCAAAAAATCAAAAGAATTACTGGAAAAATCCACAATTAAGGCTTCTAGTGATGAAAATAATAATAAGATTGAATCAATAGCTTTGTCAATTTTGCCTGAAATATTGGATGGTTCACTTTTTGAAGAAGATGATGAATGGCTTGATCAATATATTGATGGCCAACTTTTAATGTTTGTACATAATTTACTCAAGCATTATTTCAATATGTATTTCCAAAAGGTTGAATTTGCAATGCTAAAGAATTGGGATGATGCTGAATTATTGACTTTTGGCAAAGAGCAATCAAGATTTACAATGGCTGAACTCGATAATATCATTAAAAGTGGACAGGGATTTAATGCGTGGCTTGGGAAGAAAAGGAAAGGGAAAATCATTTTAAGGGAGTTGGCTGAGGAATATTGCCAACTTCTTCATAATAAGATTGATAAAGAATTTGTTGATGAGGTTGTGGATAAAACCAATGCCTGTTCCTGGAACGCTGACTTTAGGACATTCTGTTTAAAGAAATATGATGAAAAATAATTATGGCAAAAACTTGTAATGTAAAAGCTACAGTAAGGGGTAATGCGTATATCTTGGAATTAGGAGATTTTGAAGTAAATGGTGTTAAAGATTGTATTTGTATTTATAATTTGAAAACTAAGAAGTGGCGATTGTTTAGTCCTCCTGGAAAAAAATAATTTGACACATTAATTAGTAGTGTGTTATTTTAAAAATACATTCGGAGATCCCACGTTACGGGAATTAATCTTTTCGGAGGTTTTTGCGTATATGGATTCGCACCCATGTCTTTTTTTTATTTACTTAATTTTTAATTATTATGGCTAATTTTGTTTTACCAGCCAATTCTAAGCAATGGAAAACTGAGAAATTTTCTTCAAAAACTACTACTGCTTATGATCAAGGCGAGTTAGTATACAATGATGGTACTAACACAGTTCCTGGTACAACTACCAACAGGCGAATGGATGGTATTTGTCAGGATGCTAAAGCTGTAGGGGCAACTGCTACTACTTCTTTAAAATATCTCGTACCACGAGAACCAAATGCAGGTATGATCATGGATGTAGGTACAGGTACTATTGCAAAAACTGATGAAGGTCAATGTTTTGATCTTACATCTTCAACAACTGTTAATGCTAATGCTTCTACTTATTCACCAGTTAAACTTATTAAATTCTTAAGTACCACTAAAGGTATTTTCGTATTTAATTATGAGATTGGTGTAGATGCTTAATCAGTTATTCTTTCCGTTACTCTTTAATTTTACTCTTTAAAAATTTTTATTATGGCTACTGTAACTACTACTGTAAACCAAATGACGTTTACAGAACTTGCAGACACTACTAAAAGAGTTGTAGCAGATCAATATAAAGCCGATGATGGCTTGAATGAAGTAAAATCTTTGTATACTGTTGATACTATTCCAAAAGGTACAGGTACTCAAAGAACTTTCACTTCTTATGGTTCTGATTCTTATGCTAACCGCATGGATGAAAGTGCTGATGCTCGACTTAATCAGAGTGTGCAAGGTAAATCCAAAACTATGTATATGTATCGTTTTGGTAAAAATTCTGCTGTTTCTTATATAGCTTCTAATTTCTCAAATACTCCAAAGGTAATTGATGATTTGACAGCTTTATCTAAATACATTCCTAACAGAATGGCTTTAGATCTTACTCATCGTTTCACTTATGCTACTGCAACATCTTATACAGATATGGATGGTGAAACTGTAGATACTACTATTGGAGGTGATACTCTTGCTGTTATTTATGGAACTCACACTCTTAATGGATCTGCTACAACTGTTACTAATGTTATTACTGCTAATCCTCGTTTTTCTAAAGGATCTTTTGAGGTTGCTAAAAATGTTGCTAAAGCTGCATCCCTTGATGAGTTTGGTATTCCGGTTACAATGAACTGGAATACAATAGTAACTGCTAACGAGGCAACTACTATTGATGCTGTTTCTATTCTTAAACGATCTACTACAGATCCAACACAAGACAATGCTGGTGTTGTTAATACTCATAAAGGAAAATTCCGCCATGTTGTTCTTATGAAACTTGATACTGATGCTCAGGGTGCTTATGACACCACAAAACAGTATCGTTGGTTTTGGATGGCTGCTGGTCGTGGAATGGAATATTGTACATTCCATTGTGGGATTTGGGAAGCGGCTCATGGTGTAGCACAAGATATTGATATTAATAATGATGATAAAACTATGGGCACTCGTGGTTCATGGGGTATTTGTGTTACTGATCATCGTGGAATTACAATGTCAACAGGAAATGGTGCTTAAATTTTAATTCAATTATCAGCCTATGATTTTGAGGTCGGTGGTGGGGCAGATAAATACAAACTTATTAATTCTATGAATAATAAAGCTTATCAACAAGCTTTACTGAATATGGTTGCACAAGCTGTACCCACTTTTGGTAGAGTTTTTATTAAAATGAACTCATCTGATACAGATGAGGAAAATTATCAGAGGTTACAAGAAACATTTACTCCGGTAGATGGTCAACCTCGATTTTATACAAGTCTTTCCGGTGTTAATACAGCTATGGAAAGCAACAATGATGATGTTTGTCTTATTGATGCTAATAGTACACATAGCCAAGCTATGCTAACTGTTGATGGACATAGAAAACATTTTATTGGAATGGATGGTGGAGGTCGTAAGAACTCACAAGGTTCTAAGATTTTTACTCCTGCAACAGATGTTGCCGCTAGTATTGCTGCTATTCTAAACACAGGTACTCGTAACACTTTTAGAAACTTAAAAATTGCACAGCAAGGTACAAACGCTGCTCAGATTAATGGATTTATTGATACTGGTGAAGGTACTTTTATGGAGCATTGTAATCTTGATATTTATAGTAACCTTACAACAGCAGAGCATTGTGCTCTAAAATTTGCAGGTGATACTTGCCATTATAAGAGTTCTCAAATTGGTGGTTCTACAGTAAAGCATGATGAAGCTAATCAAGCTCCTTTTAATATTCATACTCATGCTGGATCTACTGCTAGATATTCAATTTTTGAAGATTTAGATATTATCCAATTTTCAACCGAAACAGATGCTTCTTGTATTAAGGTAGATGAAGCTGCTGGTGTAATTGGATGGCTCAAATTCAAAGATTGTTTCTTGCTATCAGCAAATAAGGGTGATGGTGCTACTACTGCTGGAACTATGGCTGAGGCTGTAACTTCTAGTGCTACTGCTGGTTATCTTTACTTTCAGCATAGCTCTTCTGCTTTCGCTACTGCATTTGCTGAAGCGGCAGCACTAATTTATGGTGATGCTACTTCTCCAACAGCAGGAAAAGTTGGTGAAATTATGGTAATTGCTGCTTAATCAATTAGATTATGGTTCATGTAAGTAAATTCACAACAAACGAGAGAAGAGTTCTTGATAGGGCAGAAGAAAATGCCTACAAGAGATCGCAACCTCGACCTCAAAGGGTGAATCCACCGGTTTATAGAAATATGCAAAATATTATCGATAAAGCCAAACGTGGAGAAAAACTTTAATTTTTTAACTTTTATTTTAATGAAATATTTTTATATTAACTCAAAGGGTGATCGTGAAGAATACCCTTTGGCTGGTAATGAAACCATCCAATTAGGTGCAGATGGTACTTATCGTGTTTTGGTTGATACCGGAATGGAAACTTATCATAAACCTGGTATTGTTTTACAAGCTATTAAAGAAGAAACTAAAGAAGAAAAAGAGGCTATAAAAGAAGCTGAAAAGGAAGAAAAGAAAAGATTAGCTAATATTAAAAAGGAGAAAGCTGAGGCTGAGGCTAAAGCCAAAGAAGAGGAAGAGGCTAAAGCTGATGCTGAAAAATTAGAAGCTGATGCTAAAGTAGCAGCTGAAACGCATGCTAAAGAAGAAGAGGCTGAGGCAAAAGCAAAGGAAGTACCACCTCCTCCTGCTACTCCTGTTAAAGAAGCAAAAAAATAAGAAATATTGATTTCTTACATGGGGGGCGAAAGCCTCTCTGTAAGTAATTAAAACAATTTACTTCTTAATTTACTAAATTATGTCTGATAAAGATCAATTTCCATACGATGCTATAGGTACTGCTACTGCACCAGCTACATTAACTGCTGCATATACTGGCAATACTAAAACATTATTATGTAAATATTTACCTCATTTGCACATAGATGCGATTTACACCCCTGAAACAGGGCAAACTGATAGATATGTTGAGGTGCTTATTGAAGTAAGCAATGATGAGGGCACTACTTTTTATAAAAGAACAGTACAATCCAATTCAACAACTGAATCAAAGGTTTATGAGGATAATGATACAGGGGTGGCCTTTATTCTACCTGGTGATAAAACTTCTACTGGTGGGGTTGCTTATGATTTTGCTTTTGATGATGCAAATGTTATTGGAGATCAAATAAAAATTTCTGCTAGAGAGAGTGGAGCTGCTAACTTTGGTACTTTATCTTTGAGAGTTACATTATCTGATTAATTTTAACCCCTTTATAAAATGAAGAATTTTTTTAAAAAACTATTCCTTAGTTTACTTATATTCTCTTTAAGTTTTAGCATATCTGTATATGCACAAAATATGGTAGATGGAGGAGATAATATGGTAGGAATATGGATGTTTAGTGATGATAGCACAGAAATCCTACCTACTGACTCTGTTGATATTGATTTTAATGAAAAGAATCTTGACAATGGTGCTGTAATTTATCTTAACGAACAGGCTGAAGCAAGTGCTGATATTACTGGTCAAGGTCAGTTTTGGGTAGATACAGCAACTCCTAATATTCCGTATTTTACTGATGATGCAGGTACGGATTGGCAATTAGGATTAGGTGGTGGTGGTGCAACAACAGCTTTGGATAATCTTGCTGCTGTTGCTATAAATACATCACTTTTACCTGGTGTAGCAAATGCTATTGATTGGGGAAGTGAAGCATTATTTGGAAGAAAGATTTATATTGCATCTGATATTAGTTTTGAGGGTGCTACTGATAATGATTTCCAAACAACTTTAACTGTAACTGATCCGACAGTATCTGATAAAACTATCACATTTCAGGATGCTGATGGTATTGTGGCAATGGATGCTACAGCAGTTACAGATTTAGAAGGTACAGCTTTATCGATTACAACAGGAACATTAAATGTTACTGAGGCTGATCCGCTATCTGCTACAAAAGCACTGGATAATTTAGTGAGTGTTGCCATAAGTGAGTCATTAGTATCAGATACCGCTTTAACTGATGATTTGGGAACAGAGGCAATACCTTGGTTAAAACAATATCTTGGTTCATCAATTAGTTTTGAGGGAGCTACGGATAACGATTACCAAACTACATTTTCTGTTACTGATCCTACTGCTGATAGAACTGTTACCTTTCCTGATGCTGATGTTACACTTAATGCTGCTGGAGATTTATCAGGAGGTACTTTAGCTGCTGGTGTATTAGCATCTTCACTTACAAGTGTTGGTACTCTTGCCTCATTAGTAGCCACTACAGCCGATATAAACGCTGGTACATTCGATGGTACTATTGGAGGTACAACACCTGCGGATGGTTCATTTACTACTCTTAGTGCAACTGGTAATGTAAGTTTAGATGCTGGGGCAGGTAATGCTCCAATATTATATTTAATTGATGGAGATGATAAATATCTTGCTTTCAATAAACTTGATGCAGGTGAAGCACAAATAGTAAATAATGAAGGTGCTTTGCATTTAATGCCAAGTGCTGATACTAATGATTATCTTTCAGTTTCAACTACTACTAATGTAGTTACACTTGAAACCATTGCTAATGGCGATGGCGATCTAGTAATTAAAGCAGGTGGTGGTGATATAAGTTTTGATAATGATAATCTAATAACTACTGGTACTTTGGGTGCTGGTGTTACAACTTTAGGTACAGCGAGTTCAGCAACAGGACAGCTTGTTTACCAAAATTCAACTAATGCAAATACAGTAACCTTACAAAGTGGTGCTACATCAGGTAGTTATACTATGACCTTACCTCTAGCGATTGCTGGGGCTGGTGAAGTTCTAACTGATGCAGCAGGTAATGGTGTATTAAGTTGGGCGGCCGCTGATGGAGGTGCTAATGCTGTACTTTCTAATTTAACAGCAGGAAGTGTAGCTATAAATACCTCATTAGTTTCAGATACAGATATAACAGATGATTTAGGTACTGGTGATGTAAGATGGAAAGATACATGGTTTCAAACATTAAGTGCTGGTTTAACCGCAACAGATACTCTTAAGTTAAGAGGTTATGATGTCGATGGAACAGCTTATGTAGATATTTTAACAATTACCTCAGCTAATACAGTTACAGCAGATTTGAGTTCTACTGTAACAATAGGAGGTAATGCAATTTTAGATGCAACTTCTACTACTTCCGCTTTAACGACAGTAGGAGCTTTAACATCAGGCTCTTTAGGAGCAGGATTTACAGATGTACCAATTGCTCAAGGTGGTACTGGTGCTTCAACACTAGCTGGTGCAAGTATTCCTACATATACAAGTACAAACACATTTACAAATAAGCGTATAACTTCAAGAGTAAAAACATTTGCTTCTGATGCAACACCTGATATTGATTCAGATGATTACGATGCAGTAACAATAACAGCTCAGACAGAAGCTATTACTGATGTGAATGTAACTGGTACTCCCACTAACTTCCAAAAACTTACTTTTAGAATTAGAGATGATAATGATGCTGGTGGTTATGCAATTACTTGGGGGGGTGATTTTGAAGATGCTGGGGTAGCTTTACCAATAATTACTGTGGCAGATAAAATATTAACAGTAGGATTTATTTATAATACAGTTACCTCTAAATGGGGATGTGTTGCTGTAGCAAATGAAACTTAATATGAAAAAACTTTTAACTTTAATTGTAGGATTATTGGTTGGTACAGCTATGGCTGCTCCTATTATATTAAATGGAAATGGAGCTGAAACTAGGCCAATCGTAAAACGCTATTACAATGCTGATCATTATGATAATGGAGATGGTACAATATCAGCTTCTATAAAAGGGAAATGGGTTAATTATATGGAAAAGGATGATAGTTGGCAACCGATTAATGAGCATTTTGAAGATGTTGGAACTCATTTTGAAATGAGTGAAGCTCCATTTATTGCTAAAGTTCCAAAACTTTCAACTGGTACAGCTACATTTAATTCAAATAATCGTTATGATATTTGGGATAAAAAGAAAATTAAGGATGAGCCATTAACAATGCTTACTACCGCAGAGGGTGTGAATGAAGTGATTGGAAAAATAGAAACAGGAGATTTAGGATGGGGAGAAACTACTTATGTAGTATATGAAGGTGCTTATAATTTTGGAGATTTAATATTTGTAGTTCATAAAGCTAGAGGTACTCGTTTAACTCGTTTGGTACGTTTTAATGAAGCCCCTAGTGAGGACTTACAGATAACTTTTGATTTAGATTTTTCTGATAAAATAAAAATCCGTAATAACGGAAAGACATGGAATCAGAAAGGCGATTTAAAAACAAATAAGGTTATTTCAATGAGAAGCGACAATCTTACTAATACAAGTAAGCGTGGTATTGGATTGAGAAACTTTTACATGTGGAGTGATTACAATAACAGAACATCTATTGAGGTTGATATTAAGAAACAGGGGAATGATTATACTCTGACTAAAAATATTCCAATTAGTTATTTTAATGAAGAAACTGTTTATCCTGTTTATACAGATGATAGTACCAGTTTCAATCCTGATGCTAACCCTGAAACTACATGTATTGATGGTAGCGTACTAAGATATGTGGTACCAACTGGTGAAGATTGGGCAGACATGAGAACTAAGGCTGGGACAGATTCGCAAAAAGCAACTGCAACCACCTATTTTGCAAGAGTTCAAGCTGTAAATGTTTCTGATAAGTGGCAAAGAATTGAAAGGGGTATATTCTTGTTCGACACTTCATCAATAGGGGCAGGCTACGAAGTAGATAGTTCTGATTTTAAATTAACAGGAACATTTAAGAATAATGATTATAGTGGTAATGTAGATTTAGTTACAAGTAATCCAGCATCAGACACAAATATCGATACCCCGGATTATGACTATCAGGATTTTGGAACAACCATACTTGCACCCTCTATTTCAATTGCAACATTTGATGATGCTGGACTTAATACATGGGCTTTAAATGAAAGTGGTATTGCAAATATAGATATGGAAGATATATCAAAATTTGGTATAAGAATAAGTCATGATACTACTAATACAGAACCAACATGGTCATCTAGCGGTGTTGATTTTGTGTGTGGTAATTATGCTGACAATGGCTCAAATGAACCAACATTAGATGTAACTTATAGTGAAGTTTCGGATTCTGGAAATATGTTCTTAATGTTTTAATTCTTAATTTAACAATTTTATGTTCAAAAAAATTAGAAATTTAGTGTGGGGATTTTTTACAGGCAAAGATATGAAAGCTTTATATTGGTATACATTTGCACAGTTTATAGCTGCTGGTTGTGATATAGTAATCCAAACTTTAACTGCATGGAATCCTGAAGCTTGGCAGACTATTGCTGCTGGTTTAATAATTTCTCGTATTACTAAAAAGCTTAATACAAAATAAATATGTCAAAATCTTCAGACACAATAATAGGAGAAATGCATACTGACATAAAATGGATAAAAACAACCCTTGAAAAAAAAGCTAATAAATGGGTGGAAAGGGTTATCGCAATAGGAATGTTGGGGTGTGTAGGATGGGCAGGTAATCAATTATTAGGCTTAATTCCTAAAGTGCAAGCATTATTTAATTAATTAATATGTCAGCAAAATCTTTACAAAAAGCATCGATAATCAATATAACTTCATCAAAAATCAGGATTAAACATCCTGATATTGATAAAAATCCAAATACCATTATGGCTAATGGTATTGCTGCAGCTGGAGTTACTTTAACTGTTTTAGATAATAATGGATTTGCAGATGATGATTTTATGATATTGGGGGCGATAGGAGATAACCAAACAGAAGCAATAGATGTAAATGGTGCTGTTGCTCGTGGAACTTCAATGACTATAACCAATACATTGAAATTTCCACATGTATTAAATGATCCTGTTACAAAAATTTACGAAAAACAAATTAAGATTTATGGTGCAGCTACGGATGGTGGAACTGGAACAGTAATTAAGACACTTGATATTGAATGGAATAAACAATATACAGAATATAGTTTAATAACTACTGATACGGCTTATGCTTATTATTATGCTACTTATTATGATGGAACTACAGAGGGTGCTGTTAGTGATTATATTTTGGCTGCTGGTTTGGGTTCTGCAACTGTATTTGGTGTAATCCAACAAGCTTTAGATATTGTTGGAATTGATATTGATACTAAGATAACTCTTAAAATGTGTACTAGATATGCTCAGGATTGCCAATTAGCTATTTCTCAATTTGTTTATCATAAGCCACGCACAGGTAAGGAAACACCAATTGATTGGGGGCATGAACTCACAGAAGATATTACTTCTTTATCAATTGATGAAAATCAAAATAGGTATGATATATCATCTTTGAATTTTAAATATACTGCTGCAAAATCAGTTACAAGTGTAAGGTTAGGGGATCTGAAAGCTATGGATAAGATTAATCCGGTTGAAATGGATGCAGAATTAGCCTATAGGCCTTATACTGAAGTGGCAACTCAAGCTGAAATTGCCGATATTACGCTTGTGGTTGATTCTAATGTAGAATATTCAGATACAGGTAATCTTTATCTTGGTAGCGAGATAATTACTTATACAGGAAAAACTGGAACTACAACATTTACAGGAATACCTGCTTCAGGTACAGGTTCAATAACCGCACAGCATTTAGTTGATGCTCCTGTATGGCAAAATGCTGCTCCTACAAAGCCTACAAAGTGGACAGTATTTGAAGATTATTTAATTTTAAATCAACCGCCTTCTGATGATTATGAAGATTATGCTATTAAAATAAAGTATTACAAAACATTAACAGCTTTAACGGAAGTTTCTGATTCTATCACCATTCCTTTTTACAATGTTTTCCAATATTACATAGCTTCAAGAATTGAACAAAGGAGAGGAAACACAGAGGAATCTTTATTATTGATGAACCAATTTGAAAAGATGGTATTCCAAAATTCTCAATTTAGGGATGTTTTACCAAAAGCTAAAAAAACTTATAAAAACTATGCAGTATGATATTACAACGTCTAAATTTCTTGGCAGGGGGAAACACAAATGTTTCACCATTTATAGCTGAACCAAATAGTTGTTTTGTATTATCTGGTGCTAATGTTTCGCACAAATTAGGGGCAATGCTGAAAGATGTGGGGTACAGCCAGGTTGGAGATACTCTTGAGGCAGGTAAAGGGGAAACAGGTCTTTTTGATTGGAGGCCAGCCGGAGGTACACAAAAGACATTAGCCACTATTAATAATACTGCAGGAACTAATTTAACCTTAAAATACAATAATGCAGGAACGTGGACTGATATTGTTCTAACAAATGCTTGGGATGGATATGAGGATTGTAAGGTGGAATTTGAAAATTTTATTGGATATGCTTTTGCTGTTGGTTATGATGCAACGGATGATGTGTTTCTTCCTGTTGGATCTTTAACTGGTACAACATTTTCAACTGTAACGAATGTTACAAATATGCCACAGGGTAAATATGTAGTAAAATATCACGATAGACTTTATGTTTTAAATTGTAAAATAGGAGCTACTTTATATCCATATTCAGCTTATTATTCAGAAATACCAGTTGGTGGAACAGTAACATGGACACCATCAGCTATTAATGTTGGCTATGGTGAGGAAATAACAGGTGGTTGTGTTAATTGGGAAAGGTTAATGGTCTTTACTGATCAGAAGGCTTACATGTACGATGGAAGCTCATTTAAGCAAGTTTGGGATGAGGGGGCTTATCATCGTACTATTAAAAATAATGGTCAATTCATGGTCTTTTGTAACCAAACTAATGTTTGGCTTACCACAGGTGGGCAACCAATGCCTATTGGTGGGAAAATAATTGATTTTATTAGAAATGGTACACCATCTTCATTTTTTGCTGAAGTTGTTGATGAAGAATACAATTTATATGTTGGTACTGTTACAGTTGATGGTATAACTTATACTAATTGTAAATTGACATATAATTTTGCTACACAAGGTTGGAGGTGGAGAGAGCTTTATGATGATATTACTATATTTGCAAAAAAATTAGATTCAGGAAGAGAAAGGTTATATATGGGTTGTGCTGATGGTGAAGTTATGAATAAAGCCAAATATACTGATGCAGCTCTTGTTTCGGCAGATGATGGCCATGATATTGCTTCTTATTTTGAATTAGCTCCTATTATTATTAATGATTTGACTTTTGAAAAGGATATGCAGGAATTGAGAGCTTATTCAGAAAGAGCACAGGGGTTGAAATTATTTGCTAGAGTGATTGATACAAACTCAAGGGCAGCTTCTGAATTTCTACCTATTGGTATGCTAACTAAATTCATTAATCAATTTGAAGTAAATGTTAAGAATGGGGTTATTTTACAAATAGCTGGTTCTGAAAAAAGCTCATTACCATATTGGAGTTTCTATGGTATTGAAATGGATGTACAAAAAGCTTCTAAAATTTTATAAGTTATGCCTAGTATTGCCGATCTTGGCTATAAAAACAATGTTAAACCAATATCTGTAATAACGGAGGATCTTCCGTTAGCTTCTGTAAATCAGGAAATACCAAACAAAAGTATTGATTTATCCAAAATGACTATAGATACTTTTCAGGTTAATCAGCACATGAGAGGCGGTGCAAGTGGATATAATGAGGGAATTGGATGGTGGATAGGAAGAGATGCGGATGGTACAGCCTTATTATTTTTTGGTGATAGCACAGGAAATAAGGTTACATGGGATGGTACAACTTTAACCATTGCTGGTTCTTTAACTGCTGGTGAAATACATATACCGGATAAAACAACAGCAAATTCATATCATGTTAATAGTGATGGTGATATGTGGATTGGATGTAATGTAGCTGATTTTGCTTCTGATAATGATAATGCTGCAGCTTATATTCTTAAAAATGGAGCATCTAAATTTCAAAATATAATATTAGAAAGTAATGTTACTATAAAAGATTTACAAACAGGATCAGAAATTGCAATACAAGGATGGCAATTTAATGGTGCTTATAGTGCAACGGATTATAGGGTGGTGGCATGGGCATCTGGTACTTTAAGATTAATGGATAGCACTACTTATGCAATAACTAGCGGTAATACTGGCAATATGACTGCTGGTGTTACTAACTATATTTATTTGGATATAGCGGTTTCAGCTACAGGTTTTCAGGTTACTACAACTGCTGCTACTGCTGTTGGTTCAGGAAAAATTTTAGTAGCTGTTGCAAAACCTGTAGCTGATGTGGCTAAAGATGCTGAATATCAAGTTTTTGGTGGTAAAGGTGGTAGTAGTCATTTAATTTCAGTTAATCAGATTGTTGCTAATTCTATTACAGCTAATGAGATGAATGTATCTCAAATATCTGCGATTACTTCTAATTTAGGTACAATAACAGCCGGTACAATAACAGGTGCAACAATACAAACAGCAGCAAGTGGAAGTCGTGTAGTTTTGACTTCTGATAATCTTCTTGCTTATGATGATGATGGTGATGTAATTTTTCAGATTAATTTAACTGGAACAGATGTAGGAGATGTAATAACTGGAGATTATGTTGGTGGAAAGGGAATGAAATGGGATAAATCGGCTAATCAATTACTTATTCAGGGGGATATGAGTAATGTGGCTTTTGATCAGATAATAATTACAGGAGATTCAACTATTAATGGGATTAATCCTGTTGTATCGAGTTTTGGAGGTGATGGTTCTGATGGAATATTAAATGTAACATCAGGAACAACAAATATAGCAATTCAAAAATGGCAGTATAACGCTATTTCTGTAGCATCAGGGGCTACACTTTCAACAACTGGAACTACTGGAATAATGTACCTTCTTTGTCAGCAGGATATGACTGTTACTGGTACTATTGATTTTAGTGATAAAATTACTGATTTAGCTGCTACATCTGCTGTTAATTTATATAATGGTGATACTTTTACACCAACTGGAAAGAAGAATGGTAATGGAGGTGGAGGAGGAGGAGGTTCAAATTATGGTGCTACTGCTTATTTTGGTGGTGATGGAGGTGATGGTACTGGTGGTGGTGCTGGTGGAAAAGGTGGTGGTGGAGGACTTGATAGAGGTGGTGCAGGTGGTGGTGCATCAGGAGGTTCAACACCACTTGGTAATGGTACAGATGGTGTAACAGGAGTAAGTGCAGATGATGCAATTGATAGTGCTGGTGGTGGAGGTGTTTATTCTACTTCTGCTGGTGGTGCTGGTGGTGGTGCTGGTACTGTAGGTGGAAGTGGATATGGTGTAGGTGCAGATGGTGATACAGGATTTGGTGCAGATGGTGGGGATGGTATGGCAGGTGGTGGTGCTTCTGGGGGTGAAAGTGGTAATGGAGGTGTAGATACAATAATTAATATAGGTGCAGATTTTGATGGTACAAGTGGAACTATTAAATGTGATGGTGGTGATGGAGATGCAGGAGGTGATGGTGGAGATGCAGGAGGTGGTGGATATGGAGGTGGAGGAGGTGGTGGAGGTGATGGTGGGGATGCAGGTGAATTAAGATTAGTTTATGGAGAATCTTATGTAGCTCCTACAATAACAATAGGTGCAGGTGCAGCAGGTGGTGCAGGTAATGGTGGTGCAGGTACAGGTGATACTGGAGATAATGGTGTAGTAGGTGATATAGGTGCAAGTGGTTCATCAACAATTAAAACAGTTCCAAATGTATATTAAATTTTTAAAAGACAACAACGGGTTTGTAACAGGATTTTTATCTCATATTCCAAAAAATAAATTGTATAAACACAATATTAATGATTTACATCAAATTAAAAATACAGATTATAAAATATTATTTTATTATTTATTAGGTAGAGAAAATGTTAAAATAAAAAGTGGAATAGGCTCAGTTAATATAGGAGGTATAAAATTAAAAGATGAAGGTGATCACGATATAAGACATGAAAAATTACAAAAAGATATATTTAAACGCAAATCTAATCATTTACTAAATTAATACTATGACATATTTATCAGCAAAAAAAGAAGGATTTACAGGCTCTTTCAATGATTGGGTTGATCAAGATAGGCCAAATACTGCATATGAAATATTTGGTGGATCTGCCAAAGCTCAAAGGGAATACGAAAGTGAAATTCGTCAGCAAGGCTTAATCAAGGAACTTGGGGCTACTGATCTTATAAATTTAATGACTACACGAGAGGGTAAAAATCAAGTTAAATGGACACTTGATGAAGCAAGTCGTGAACTTAGAAATGTAGGTAGAACATCAAGTCGTGGGCATGAACTCACTCCATCATATTTAGCAGGTCTTGTTTCACAGCACATGAATCAAGATATGTTCAAAATGACATATGGTGGATACCAAAGCCCTGAACATGAAAAAGACTGGGATGTTTTAAGTTCAGTTCTTCCTAGTTATGTATCAGCAATATTTGATCCTGAAAACAAGGATATACATGTAAGAAATGCAGCTACATCATTAAATAGTCTTTTACCAGATGCAGGGTTTGGTGATACTATAAAAGCATATGAGGAACAGGACAAAGTAGAAAATGAAGATAAAATGCAGGATGCACAAAGTATGTCATATACTGGTTTTAAAAGAATATACCCAGAATCTTCACAAGAACAATATAGCCAATTAAAAGAACAAGGTATTAACGGAAGAGAGGTTGATACAACAAGGCCTGGAGAGGGTACTATTTCAGAACAGAATAAAACAGGTGTGCCTTATCCTACTTGGGCTGCACAGCAACAATCACAAGGCAAACCATCTTCTTATCAGGATTGGCTAAGTGCTAAACCAACAACCGGAGGTCAAGCTGGTGCAAATGCAAATGCGACTACTACACCAACTGGGCAAAATGGAGAACAAGCTGGTGCTTCTGTTGGAGCAGACGATAATACAACTTTGGCTTTACAACAATTAGATGCTGCTGTTGCTAGTGGATTACTTAACCAAGATACTGCAAGTTTATTTAAAACAGTTGTAAGGAATTGGGATGTTAATAAGGAATTGAATATGGATAATGTTTTAAAAGAATTTGATACTATTTCTGAAAGTACAATTTCACCATATTTTGCAGAACAAGCGGATATTTTTAAAAAGGATGTTCAAACTGCTTATGGTAATTTGGAACAATCAAGATCAGAGGAATTAGAAGCTCAGGGAATACAGGCAGGAGAAAGGATTGAGGGTACTCAGGAGGATTTGGCTAGACGAGGTTTAACTTTCAGCTCAGAGGGTGCTAAACAACTTGGTACTGAATCAGCTTTTGGTGGTAAAGTGCCATTTGGAGGTGAAAAACCAGTTGGAGAAGGATTAGTGCCAACTCAAAATAGATTAATATCATCCGGTTCACAAAGATCTTATCAGCAAGCTATTGATACTCTTGGTAGGCAGGCAGAGAATACTTTAGGACAGAATAACCTTGTACAAGGCTTTACTCCTAGAGGTGTTTCACAAGGTACAATAGATCAAAATAAACAAACTGCTGAAGCTAATGTACTTTCTGGCTTAGCAGGTCAGCAAAGACAAAATTTCGATTATCAGAAACCACTTAATTTTAATTTTTAATGTTTAACTTCAATATATAATATGGCTAACTTAGAAGCATTAGAAGCATCAAGAGCAGCACAGGAAGCAAGTGGTTTTAGTGAGCCAACTGCACCTGCTAGAGATCCAAGCAGGGAAGCTACTAAAATTAATGAGCTTGGCCTTGATCCATCCCAAATAACTCCTGATATTGAAAAGGATTTGTTTGAAGCTACTTATTCACCTGATGAATTAAGTGGTTTGACTGATTATAAAACTTTGGTGAAAGGCCAAAGCAAATTGGCCGGACAGGCAGGTACAGCAATGGGGGAAGCTCAAGCTGCTTATACTGGATTTAAGCCCGAACAAATGATGGGGGTACTAGAAGATGCCTTGAGGACTAAAACAGACGTAGGGGCACAACCATTGGGTACTAGCGAGCTATTTAAGGATGCTGGTATACCACAAACAGGTGTAGCAGGTTTTACTACGCTTATGCAGTCAATGGATCAAAATTCCAAAGCTATGCAAGATAGATATGGTAGTTTTACTAATGTTCTTGATAAAGCTGGTACATTTGTAAGTGAGGAATATAAATCCTTAGCAAATAATTATGAATTTGCCATAAATCAGTATAATGAAGAAAGAGGTCGGCTTGATGGTATGATTAGTAATATTGTACAACAGGAGCAAGCAATGGCTTTAGTGGAAAGAGAAGTAGATTTGTTTAAGGAAAAGGAAAATTTCTTAAGAGGCCTAGAACCTACAGCATCAGAAAAATTAGATGCTCAAGAAAAGGGTTACACTTATGTTAATGGTGATTATGTACCTACAGGTAGTTTTGAAGGCATGTTTGCTGATATTGGTGATCCTAATAGTGATTTATACGGAGAATGTGCTTATATGTCTAATAGAATTACAACTGGTGAATCTGGTGATGCACAATGGCTTGGTAATAGTTTTGAGGATAAAATAGGAAAAGTAACTCATTATGATAATCCTACTATTGGGGATAAGCTAGTTACTAAAAATAATACACAATGGGGGCATGCTAGTACAGTAATAGATTGGAATCCTGAAACAAGGAATGTACAAGTAGTTGAATGGAATAAAAAAGGTGATCACAAAATGGAAGTTAATGACTATAATATTGATGATTTAAGCAATTCTTATTCAGATACAGCTAGTGGTGAGGCTAATTGGGGTTTTGTTGAAGCTAATTTAAAGCCTGAGATAGCACAGAAATTGAGTGGAATTTCAGATGGTGGAGATATGCAATTTGATCAGAGTGTTATAGATTGGGGTAATCAAATTATGGAGGGTGAAGCTAAAATAACTGCTGTACCTAAAGAGTTAAGAGATGATGTAAATAGATATAATGAAGTTTTTGAAGATAGTATTCAGAAAAAAATAGATGATGGCACAATAGAAAAAGGAGGTATGAGTTATAATACATTACCACAGGAAAAACAATTAATTGCAGAATTAGCATCACAATATAAAGTTGATCCAGCAAAAGTAGAATCTATAAGAAGTGGTGCTAGATCAAAAATATTTGCTGCAGCAAGAGAGTTAAATCCGGATTTCGATCCTATTAAGTTGCCTGGTAAATACAAGTTTTATCAAAGTTATCAATCAGGTGATTTTTCCGAAAACATGAGAGTGGCCAATGAAATAGCTGGTGATTTGGAAGTATTGAATGAAAAAGCTTCAGCATTAGGAACTACTTGGTTGCCTAAGTGGAACGCTATTGAACAAACATTTAAAGCTGAAACAGGTAAGCCAGAAGTTAAAGCATTTAGAATTGTTGCTCAAGGTATGTCGCAAAAATTAGGTAGATTATTTAAGGGTGGTAAGGGTGTAGTTCCTGAAGCGGAGGCAGAAAGATGGTTAAAAGAGTTGGTTGAAAGTGAATCTCCTGAACAGATGAGAGCTTCTTATGCTGGTGTTATGGAATTGGTAGGAATGAATATAAGATCTATGAGAGAACAGTATGAAAGAACAATGGAAGAAACAATACCACAACCTATTTTTAGTGAAGAATCAAAAAGGCTTTTACTTAAAAATGGTATTGATTCAGAAGAATTTGATCCAACTACTGAGAGCAATGAATATCCAAAAGGTACAGTAGTAGAAGTGGCTGGTCAAAAATATTTATCCAATGGAGATGGAACCTTTAACCCACAATAAAAATGTCAATTACTTTAGCTGATTTACAAAAAAAGGGTGATATTAAAACAATATCTTTAGCTGATTTACAGAAAAAAGGTAATGTTAGTATAGTTTCTCAACCTAAACAACAACCACAAGCACAACAACCAGCACAACTACCTGAACAAATCCAAAAACCAGACTCTGGCAATTTTGTTAATAGATTTTTAAAAGCATCAAGACAAGCACGTCAAGAAGGAATAGACATAATGAATAGGGGTACTGAACAGCGTATCTTAGGAGATACTAAGCGTGAAAAGGCTACTGGCTTTCTTAAAGAAGTACAAGGTACTGTTAAGGGTACTGCTGGTGCTCCAATTGCCGGATTAGTTGCTGTTGCTGAACCATTAATAAAGTGGATTACTGGAGGTGGAGAAAAGTTAGGAGAAGATTTTAAATCAGGATTAAGTGCAATTATTCCTGATTTTATTGAAAATCCACTTAAAGAAAAGGCTTTAAAAGAAATTACTAAAGCTGTTGAGGGTGGGAAATTTTTATCAGATAAATTAGAACCAGAAACAAAAGAACTTATAGGACAGTCTGGATTAACAGCTGTACAGTTGTTAGATTTTATCCCATATGTAGAATCTTTTGCTATTGGAAAAGCTGTTGCTTCGACAACAGAAACTGTTGTTAAGGCTACTCCAAAGGTTGTTGAAGCAGTAAGCGAATCAATGACAAAATTAAGAACAGCATTAAAAGCTTCAAAAACACCAAAAAAAGATATTTTAGCGAGTTTAGACGAGGGAGTAATTAAAACTTTTGAAGCTGAACAATTGGCTGCTGAATATGGTATAGAATTACCAGCTTCATCTTTTGCATCTCCAGCAAAGGCAAAATCAGAACAAATATTGGCAGAGGGATTTTTTGGTGGTAAATTAAAAGCAAGAGCAACTAAAGCAGTTGATGATTTTACTAAAGTTGTTGATGATATACAAGCAAAGGCTGCTACTAGTGGTGAATTAGGTGAAGAAATTTTAACTAAATTCAAATCAGTAGAAACTGAAAGAAAGGCTGTCATTAAACAGCTTTATGATGATGTAGCTGAAATAGAAACTCGATTGCCGATCAATGAAAAAATTGTTATTGAAACCACAAATGCACAAAAATTAATTACAGAATTAATAGATAGAAAAAAAACAGCTCTTAAAACAGGAGTTGGCAGTCCAACTGAAATAAAACAATTAAAGGCAATGCAAAAGGGGTTAAAAAATAATAAAGATTTAAAAACAATGAGGGCAGCTCTTCAAGAAGTTGGTGATTTAGCTAATTTTGATTCTTTTGTGCCAACAACTAATGAAAAATTATTTAGAAAATTATATGGATCATTAAAAAAAGATATTGATAGTGCAATTACAGCACAAGTGCCAGAACTTGGTGAAGCATTAACAAGTGCTAATAAGGCATTTTCAGAATTTGAAACATTAAAACAAAGACCTTTTGTAAAAAGTATTCAAAAGTTAGGTAAAGCAGGTGATGTAGATACCATAGCTGATAGATTGACGAAAACAAAGGTATCTACTAATGAGATTGAACAAATTTATTCTACACTTGGAGCAGAAACAACAGAACAGATACAAAGGAAAATAATATCAGATATTTTAGAAAGTGCAAAATCTCCTAATGTTGGATTCAAACCAGCTGGATTTTCAAAACAATTAAAATCTATAGGAGATGAAAGACTGTCTGCCTTATTAGAACCAGAACAAATTAAACAATTAAAAAACCTAGATAAAATAAATCAATTAATAGCAAAAGGAACTGCTGTTAGTAAAGGAAGTCAAACAGCATTAATTCAACAAGTAGTAAGAATATTATCTGCTCCGGCCACAGGTGGAACTTCTGTATTAGGAGAATGGATTATGGCTAGAGTGTTTAACAGTAAAAAAGGACAATTGTGGCTAAAGGGATTAAATAAAAAAACAGTGGAAGCTTTGAAAAAAGCTAAGGTTAAATCAAAAATAGATGCTACAAATATTGTTAAATAAAGCTTTCACACTTTATAACTTAATTTAAATATTATGATTAAATATTTTTCTCAACTTGATCCTAGTTGGGCTAGAAAAACATTGGGTAATACAATTTATACAATAATGAATTGGGGGTGTGCAAATACTACCATCTGCAATGCCATCCAAAAAATCTATAAAGTTTTTGATTTTTCTCCTAAACATGGGGCAGAATTATTTAAATATACGGATGATGGGAAGATAATACATGATTCTATCAAATTTAAGGATATGAAAACAAAGCGTGTATGGGGTAGGCCTGATAATAAAACATTTATTGAATATGCTAATAGCGATAATAAAGCAATAGGAGTAAGAATGGCTTATAACCCACAACATTGGATATTAGTTACTGGCTGGACTGTATGGTGGAAATTTTGGTTTTTAGCAGCAGATCCATATTCTTATAATCCGGTTACAAAGACTTGCAGAATTGTAAGAAAATTAAAACGCAATATTGATGGAGCATTTTTGTTTAGCAAGCCAAAATAAATGTGTTTATCATTAAAAGATTAATATTCTGTTACATTTAATGTACATTTCTTCCCTTATTTTATCTATTATTTCTGGGGTTATTTTTCCATCTATAATTAATTGTAAGTAATGTTTACTTTCTTCTGCAATATCACGAATTTCTGGACTATAAACAGCATGGTTTTGTAAAGCTATTACAATACTTCTCATTTTATTCACAGCGTTTACATAACTATATGCCCTATCATCTACTACCTCTCTTACTAGATTTTCCATATCTATTGGTTGTGGTTTTTCCATAATCTTATTGTTAGTTGGTATTGGTTAAGCGTTATTAGTATGTGATACATTGATAATCATTCCATTTGAAACATCTACACTTTCACCTTTGATTAATGTCCCATCGCCCCTACTCTTTGAGTGATAAGTGATTGTATATACCACATTGTTGTGATATGGATTATCATCAAATACAAGTTTTACAACTTCCTCATACGAGATTTTGCAAGTATGCCATTTTTTAGATTTTGTGTTTACAATAATCTCAATACCTTCCTCAACAATTTCTTCTACAACTTCTTTATATCTGCTGGGTAGTAATAGTACTGGTTCATTTACATGGATATTAAACATAACTGGTATACCATGCAATTTTGCGATTTCGCTTATGCTTTTTTTAAATTTATTTACGTCTTCCATAATCTTATTGTTAGTTGGTAAGGTTATTTAAATTTTGAAGGTCTTAAATTCTTCTCATGCAACTTCCCAAATCTCAAGGCTCTTATACGTTCCTCAACTTCTTCGTTTAGTAATTCACAATCTACACCTGATCTAGTATAAGTAATAATTTGAGCAAGTTCATTTAAGTTGTCATTTTCCTCTGTTAAAAGTAAATGCTCTTTGTGTATGCCCATTGTACGCATAATATTATCTCGTCTTTCAAGGACTTCATCTCTGAGTTTTTCAGTTTCATTTGATAGGGTTTCTAATTTCATATCATTATAATTACCACCATTCCGACTGCAAACATGAACCCAAATGCAAATCCGATGGTGAAAGGAAATAAAATATTCATGATTTTTTTATAGGTTTTGGGTTAGCACATCCTTTACATATAATTTTGCCATCTGCACGTTCATATAGTGGTGATCCACATTGGCAGAACTTACCAGAAAAAATTAATGAATGGGATGGTGGGCTTAAAATTACACCTTTTTGTATATATGCAGGTAGGACATATTTAAAGCTATTCATAATATTAAAATTTAAAGTGTTTATTTTGAGAATGTCTTTTGTAATATCCATAGAAAGCTCCTGGTCTTTTTTTGAATACTTCATAACAATATTCAATCTGCTTTCTCCAATCATTAAATTCATCTGAATCTATAAAATTTGAGTGCCATTGATAGTTAAGTTGGCATAATCCATAATCATAATATCCATTAGCTCCAATAATATTTGATCTCCTATTAGGATCTATCGTGCCATTTTCAGCCCTTAACGTGTAAAGAAAATCTTTATTATTACTTAGCCTATAAGCATATCTCATTATTTCATTCTGAAATGCTGAATGATCAGGCATTGTAACTTTGTGAATTTGCCATTTTAAGACTGTTTCAGGCGGTAAAAGATTAAATGTAAGTATTTCCCCATTCTCATCTGTTATGTAGCACTCAGGGCTATTAGCACAATAATCATCAGCATTTACATCTTCTACTATTTTGAATATCTCAGGATGAGCCAATTCTTTTAATTTTAAATCCTGATCTGTTGTCTTTAGGTCGCATTGCCCCAATACAAGTAGTGCGAGAATTATAAATATTATTAAGATCATTTGATCGAGTTTTGTTCGTTTCATTTTTATTTTTGTTATTTAATAAGTGGTCGGTGAACTCTACAACTGAATGTGTAAGTAAAGCTCCTATTAAGCAGAAAGCCATTAGCCATACTGCTAGTAAAAAATTTGTCATTTTTGTTTTTGGTTATTTGATATTTGTTTTTGGCTCGTGTCAGAGCTGTTTAAATATTATTAGTTAGACCGGCATGGTTTTTCACAATGCCGACCTTAAAATACTATTTACTTAACCATTTGCCCACTTCAGCAACACGAGTAAAAAATCGTGATGTGCGTGTTTTAGCCCTTATAGACTTAATTTCATTGTCAGTAAGACAATTTACATTAGTATTTCCCAATGATGTGATATACCTTCCATCACAAACAAAGATTGTGCTCTTTGCTGATGTTAGATATAAATAGCCACTTTCTGATTCAGCTCTATAGCCATTGTCAAAGTGATCTACTGCAAAAGCTGATGGAACAAAAGCTAATACAGCTATTAAAGTGATTAAAAATTTCTTCATGTTATAGAAATTATGAAATAAATTATTTAAGTAGTTGTTTATATTGTTATTATAGCATATCATATAATAAAAGTCAATATTATTAATCATTATATATTACTTCTACGTCATTCTTTTGTAATACCTCTTCCAATCTGTTCATAGCTGTTTCCGGTATATGACCTCCTTTTATCCATTTTCTTATTGTATCTGTACCTCTAACCATTTGCCTGGCTAAATAGTCTTTTGTGATCCTTCCATTAGTTTGATCAATAGTAGCTTTTAAGTTTATTGTTTTTGGCATTTGATTATAAGTTATTGATTATTGCTTCCAACTGTTCTTCTGTTGGTGGTGGGGGCGGTGTTTCGATAAATTGTTTAGTAAAGTCAATTGCTTCTTGGTGTCCTTTGCATACTTGGGCTACTACCCCATTACAAGAGTTAAGATCGGCAATCCATATTTTTTGCTCAGGGCTTGTTACACCTCCTTTTTCCTTTTTCATTTCTATAAATAGAATTTGTCCTTGATTATTTTCTCTAAGCTTGGGTGGGATCACTAGCACTAAATCAGGTAATCCTTTTACTACTCCGGCCATTCTATTTTGGTTTATGGCTTTCCAACTATCTGTAAATGTTGATTGAGCAATAGCACATACTTTTATTCCCTGTTCTCGTGCCCATTGCACAAATTTTGCTTGGTGCTTTAATTCTGATAATGGTTTGTTTGGATCTAATTTCATGATACTTGATTCATAAATTTTTCTAATTCAGGATCTTCCTCAACCTTTTCTGCTACACTCTTATAAGCAGTATTTTTACTTACTTCCGGTGCTATGGCCTTTCCATATTTAGCAGCCTCAGCACGTTCTTTCATTTTTTCTTGAGGTGTTTGGTATTTTTTGGCCTTAGTGCCCAATATATCCTCAGCCTGTTTGGCCATTATATGCTTACAAGTTTGTTTAGTACCAAACTTAAATGAGGGGCAAGAGCAGACTGGTTTTCCATTCACCTCTATAATTGTGTAATCACCAGTCTTGCCTTTAATCTTGCTTGTTTTTAAGTTTAGTCGCTTTTTTTTTCAGCATCTTCATCCTCAAAAGGAGCTTCTTCATCCTTTTTAGATTTAGGTTTTTCTAATTCTTCAATAGTTATTACATTACAATATTCATTACCATTTGTAGCTTCGGTAATCTTAGTTGTAAATTTAACTATTTTATCTTTCAACGCTTCGGTATCAAATTTACCTTCAGCCTTATCAAGCTTAATGCCTGCAATTACCAAAATCTGATCAAATGATTCAAATCCTGGAGTGAAGAAAGATTTAAAAAGTGTTCCATCTTCTAATGTGAATTCCACAATGAGCTTATCTGCTCCATTGGGATTGTTATAGATGCTTACTGCATGTATGACTGCATTATAATCACCATCTGCAATCATATTTGTTGCACCTCTTGTGTAAGGAAATTCTGCCATATAATATGGGGGTTAAGAATTATAAAATTATTTTAGCATATTTTCTATTTCTTTAATTCTGTTTGTGCCTTTTGAAATGCCAATTTTCAATTTCTCTTGCATTTCAGGATCTATTTCAAATCTATGTATGATCAGGGATTTTGTAAAATTTGGATTGTATGCAACGAATACGCAATACTTTCTTTCACATATCAACATTTGCATTTGCATTTGACATATATATTCTTTTTTAATGCCATTAATTCCTAATACCATTAGTTTTAAGAAGTTTTTATCATTTGGGCACTTCACCTCCACCATGCCCTCTTTATCGTCAATAAACTTATCAGGTGAGCAACCTGCACACCCATCATCTGATGATACAAATCCAACTGTTTCAGTTTTTACTTTTGCTTCCATTTCATACATATCTATAGCTTGAGATTCAAGCTCATTACCTCTTTCCATATCTTCATTACTATAACTTTCAGGTTCAGCAAATGAGAACTTTCTAGCCATAGTGTCTAATACTACTGTTTCAAGGCCATCCTTAGCAACACTAATTGCATAAGCATTAGAAGCTGTGAGCTTTCCAGCTCTCAATTCGTGCCATTCAGGTGTATTTTGTTCAATATTATTGTGGATCTTCATGACTATTTAAGGTTATAGGTTGCTATCTTTTTATAAAGTATTTTTGTAGTTTGAGTAGTGATTACATGAAAATCATCTTGAGTTTCAGTAGTACATCCATTATCAGTTAGAAATTTGATATATTCATCTTCCTTTTCAAGTTCAGCTTGCTTCTCAGCTTCTGCTTTCTTTTCTCTTTCTTCTTTATCCTCAGCTTCAATTCTTTTTCTTTCATCTTCTTCTTGCTTATCAATTAGATCTTGTTTTTCCTTTTCAGCTTTCTCTTCAACTTCTTTAACTGCATCTATTTTAGCTTGTTCAGCCTCTTCTGCTTTCTTTTTGGCTTCCTCTTTGACCTCCTTTGCCTTTGCTTTTCTTTCTTCTTCAGCTTCTTCCTCAGCTTTCAATCGTGATTCCTTTTTAGCATCCTCAATTGACTTAGCTCTAGCAACTTCCTCTTCAGCTTCTATTATTTTTCTTTCTTTTTCCTCAAGGTATTCAGTCTTTTTTTCATTATAGAATGTTGTAAATTCTTCAGGTGATAATAACAATAATTCAGCATCAGAAATTTCTACACCAATTTCTGCAAGCCTTTCTTTTCTTTCCGGTAGTAATTCTTGCCTTTCAGCAATTACTTTTTCCTCATCAATTTTAATTTGCTTTCCTAGTAATTCATTTTCAACAGGCTCAATCAATTCAATCAATTCTTTTTCTTTGGATATTACAGCCCTTTGAAAATCCAAAGCTTCTTGTCTTAATCCCTTTCCTGTTTTTTGTAGTTCTACTCTTACTTTTTTTAGATCCTTTCTTGCTTCATCTACTGCCTGATATCCCTCTTTATCATCAACTCCTTTGATTGTAAGGGCTTTATATTTATCAGCTAGTGTTAGTAGTTCAGCTTTTTTTGGAGAGAACTTATCCATGCTTAATTCAGTCATTTTTAGGTTTGTTAGGTAGTAAAAATTCATTCATTGGTAATTTGTGCCATCCTGTTGTGTGCCTATCATCATTATATTGATATACACCCCCCTCTTCAGTTAGTCCATATAGTACATGAAGTATATCTCCAATTGTATTTATAGCTGTACCACACGCTATCTGCTTGAATTTAAGATTATTTGGCATCTTCTTTGGGGTTAGATTCTAATTCTTTTTTACGATCAGTAACAGCTTTACTAAATTCTTTACCTCTTCCCTCATTTTTCTTCCAATACTTTTTAAGCTCATCCACAGTTTCGAGAGCTTCAAGCTCTTCTTTGTACTGGCTTTCAGGCTCTTCAACATCTTCCATATCCTGAGTTACAAAATCTGAAGAACCTGTTGATGTAATAGTGCCATCAACCATAGCTCTTTTTTTAGCCATTTTAAGAACAGTATTAAACTGATCTTCTTTTTTAGGATTTTCAATTTGAGTTTCTTCTTGCTTCTCAGTTTCAGGATTAAATTTTTTAACTTTCCTATATCTATATTTTGATTCCATTGAAGAACAACTACCTACACCTTGAGCTAGTTTCATGCCATCAGAATTTCTAAACATTGAGCAAGTAACTATATATTCAACATGGCCATCAGGTAAATCTATTCTTTCAACCTCATACTCAGGATGAATTCCAAAGCATAAAGCTACTATTTCAGCACCAGCCTTATATAGAGTTCTCTTTTTTGTGCCAGGAATAATACCATAATGCTCTTTGTCCTTTAAAACATTTTTCATTAACTCAGTAAGTTGAGCCTTTTGTAAAAGGATTTCTTCAACTGAAAGACCTGTATTTTGGGTTTTGGTTGTTAGCTCTTGATCATCAGGCATGGTATTTTGGGTTATTGGTATAGTTTATTATCAATATCTTCAATTGGTGATTCATAATCCTCATCCATCAAATCAAAAGTAGGATCGTCTGCTCCGGTATATTCTCCATCTTCGTTGTAACCTTTTGGGATGTTGGACATATTGTTATAGTTATTGATTGTCTAGGAATCGGGTAATCTATTTTGCCTATTGGCTAGATGGGATTCCTTTGACTGCATGAGAATAATATCATAGATTTTAATAATAAGCAAGGGATATTCATGTAATTAGCCCTTTTTTCACTTGACACAATTTTAATATATGTTATCAACTATTAACATATTCACACGAATTACACCACTTTTTCTTTCTATTGGTTTTGTAATTGCCACAGGCATCACATATATCCTTTTGATTCATCTTATCCAGCTCCTCATCATCTTCTACTGATGTTTCATAAGTGTGATTCATATTTTTGGGGTTACTTGATGTTTGAAGCATAAGTACACCACTCAAGATTGGATAATTTATTGTTTGTTTTAACTCCATCTATATGATTAACAACAAATTCTTTGCCTTTATCACCCCAAAATACCTCAGCTATTATTCTATGAATTCCTTTTA